CTTGCCAAGGACGAACAAGCCTTGAAAGATGAGGCACAGCGATTACTAGCTAGATCAAAAGCAATTGGCAATAGCCGTAAGTCTTTGAAGTTGAATTTGCAGACTGCTATGGAGTCCACGGGCAAGACGAAAATTAAGACGAATGAATTTACAATTTACATTCAAAATAATGCGCCATCAGTTAAAATTCCTGACGAAAGTTTAGTGCCAGCTTACTTAATGAAAATCAAGCGTGAGCCTGATAAAACTGAAATTAAGAAATTATTGAAGGAAGGAAAAGATGTGCCAGGTACTGAATTAGTTGCCGGCTCATCTTTACGGATTAGATAGATATGGCAATACATTCATTAAAAGATGTATCTAAAACAGAAAACTTTCGGGTAGCCATTTATAGCAAGCCCGGTGTGGGCAAAACGTCAGCTTCTAAGTACATGCCTGGTAAAACACTTGTAATTCCATTCGATAACTCGGAAAAGGTGTTAGGCGGTACAGATATTGAAACTGAAACGTTTGACAAGTCTATTCCTACCAAAGAGTTAGCACGTTTAATCACTGACTTGCCAACTGAACTAAAAAGTTTCGACAACTTAGTTTTAGATAATGTATCAGCGTTAGAAAAAGCTTGGTTTATTGAGCAAGGACGTAATTCTAAAAGTGGTATCAGAAACGAATTACAAGATTATTCTGGTTGGACTAATTTCTTTATTCGGGTAATTGATTCATTCTACAAGTTACCAGTAAATATCTATGTAACGGCATGGGAAAAACAATATGACGTTGAATCAATGAGCGGTCAAACGTTTAATCAATATTCTCCACAGCTTAGAGATTCAGTTAGAGATACATTCATGGGATTAACTGATGTTGTCGGTAGATTATTAATCAATCCAGACACTGGTCAACGTGGTGTAATTCTTGAAGGTAATGATGGGATATTTGCTAAGAACCGATTAGACAGCAGAAAAGGTTGCAAGATTGAAGATCTATTTAATTGGGGTAGCTCTGAACAGGCAAGCGATAGCGATGTTCGTTCTTAGAGATTATCAAAAAAAGCTCATCACTGATCTTAAGCATTCACTATTAGCTGGTAATCACAACGTTGTGGTTCAATCCCCAGCTGGCTCAGGTAAGACAGTTACGATGGCGGCTATTGCTAAAGGAGCTACGGACAAAGGCAATATTGTTCTATTCATAGTCCACAGGCGAGAGATAGTAGAACAGGTCGAGCAGACTTTTAAGTCATACGGTGTAAACATGACCCTCTGCTGTGTGGGTATGGTTCAAACGGTAACAAGACGCCTCAAAGGATTAGAAGTACCGCAATTAATATTGGTTGATGAATGTCATCATGCATTAGCTAAAACTTATACACGTATCTTTGAATATTTTAAAGACGCTAATGTCGTTGGATTTACAGCAACACCCATTAGATTATCAGGACAAGGATTGTCAAAGGTATTCGATGACTTGATTCTAGGACCACAAATTGATTGGCTAATTGATAATCATTTCTTGGCGCCGTACAACTACTATTCTGTGAAATTGATTGATGACAATAAATTGAAGAAAAATTCTACTGGTGATTTCAGTAGTAAATCTATGAATGAAGCCTCCAAAAATATTATTTACGGGGATGTCATTAAGGAATACAAACGTATCGCTAGCGGAACTAAAACAATTGTTTATGCACATAGTGTTGAATCAAGTATCAGAGTTGCTAATGAGTTTAATCAAGCTGGCTATAAGGCATTGCAAGTTGATGGTAAAACGTCTAAGGACAAACGTGAGCAAGCTATGAATGACTTTCGAAGTGGCAATATACAAATACTAGTAAATGCAGAATTATATGGTGAAGGCGTGGACGTTCCTGATTGCCAGACAGTTATTATGTTACGTCCAACTGAATCACTCTCACTCTTTATTCAGCAATCAATGCGTTGCATGAGATACAAGCCAAGTAAAACAGCTACAATTATTGATCATGTGGCTAACTATAAACGCTTTGGACTGCCAGATACTCCCAGAACTTGGAGTTTAGAGGGACGAGACAAAAAACACAGCAGCAGTACTAGCGATGTACCAATTAAAACATGTCCACATTGCTTTGCTGTGATTTCAGCAGCTTACAGTATTTGCCCTATATGCGGTGTGGAAATTGGTACTGAAGAGCACAAGATGAAAGTTGATAAATCAGTAAAAGTCGAAAAGATTGATAAGAGTTTTAAGTTTAAAACTGATTATGAACAAGTTAGATACAGTCAAATGGATCCTAAGGATGCAACTAGCTTTAGGGACTTGCAAAAGATTGCTAAGGCTCGTGGCTATAAGCCGGGCTGGTCATTCTTTCAAGCTAAGTTAAAAGGATTCGTAAAACAATAATAAGGAGAACAATTAAATGTCATTTATCAAAACAGATTACTCAAAGAACCAGGAAAACAGTTTTACACCGCTACCAACAGGTGAATATGAAATGATTATCCAATCAGTTCAAGAAAAAGCAACTAAGAATGGTGCTGAATCATTGCAACTTAAATTGGTAGTTAGAAATGACTTAGATGGAGTTTCAGACCAACAAAAGAAACATCATAACCGTGTGATTTTTATGGATAACTGGAAACGTAAATCTACTAATCAATATGATATGGAAGGTTTCCAATATATTTTAGATGCTTGCCAAATTCCTGAAGGAACTGATATTCCTGATATTCAAGCGTTCATGAGTACGATCTCAAATAAGCCAGTAAATGTTTACGTTAAGAAAACTGTTGATACATACAACGGTGAGGATAGAGATATCAACCAAATTGCACCATGGAACATCAAGGTTACTAAATATCCAAATGTACAACACAAATTTAAAGCAGAGGACAAGAACAAAACTAAAGACCCATTTGCTGACAACAGTAAACCCATCGACATATCTGATGATGATTTACCATTTTAGGAGATAAATAAATGTCATATGAAAAAATACCGAAAGAGCTTCGTGACCTGAAACAGTGGGGTCTATTCAAACTTAAATGGGTACCCGAACGACAGAAAAACACTAAGATTCCTTACAACGCTTTGAATGGTGAAAAAGCCCAGACTAACAATACAGACACGTGGACCACTTTTGACCAGGCTAAAGCAGAGCTGGAATTGAATAGTAAGGAATTCGACGGACTATCATTTTTCTTTGCTAATGGATATGCCGGAATTGATGTTGATCATGTTGAAGATGATATCACGAGATATCGACAAGGTGACTATGAAGAAAACATTGTTGCAGAGTTCATGAATGCCACCAGGTCATATACAGAAATTAGTCAATCAGGCACAGGAATTCACATAATTATTAAGGGTGAGATTCCAGGTAATAGAAGACGTAAGAATAACGTTGAAATGTATGATGAGGGCCGATTCTTTGCTCTCACAGGCAATAGTTTTGGAAGTAATACAAGTATTAACGAATCGGATATAAGTGCCTTATACGAGAAGTATTTAGCAGAGAAAAAGATTGTGCCTATGCCTGGCAATTCTAACCAGGAGCCTAACAACTTATCCGAGTTCGAAATAATTAAACAAGCTATCAATAGCAAGAGTGGTCAAAACTTCAAAGCTCTGATGTATGGAGGGTGGGAGCCGTTGTATGGCTCTCAGTCAGAAGCTGACTTAGCGTTAGCAAACTACTTAGCGTTTTGGACTGGTAAAGATTTTGGAAAGATGGATGCCATATTCCGGCAATCATCATTGTATCGAGATAAGTGGGATGATAAACACGGTAAAACAACATACGGCGTGGCAACTCTGAACAAAGCTATCAATGATACAAACAATGTATTTACTAACCCTGAGCATAGAACTGTTAAACATTACAACTTAGATTTCATGAAGAAGCCTGATAAGGAACTTCCACACCGATCATGGGATGATACCGGCGAGACTGATAGAGTTATTGATCAGTTTGGGAAATTGATTAAATATTCATACATCAACAAATGCTGGTACATATTCAACGGCAGTTACTGGGAAGAGGATAAGTCAGGCAAAATTCATCAATTGATTGATGCTATGACTGAAAGTATTGGTAAGGAAAAGATTATCATTCCCGAAGATGCTGATGAAAAACAGGAAGCTGCTATCAAAAAAGCGTTCGATAAATTTCTGAAACATGCACGAAGTAATTCGGCTAAGAAAGCTGTCATGGACGAGTTAAAACATAGAATTCCAGTCGGACCAGGTGAATTTGATATCGATAAAACTCTATTGAATGTTTCCAATGGCTACATTGATTTAGCGAGTGGGGAATTACATGACCACGATATTGATAAATTATTTAGCAAGGAAGCCAACGTAGAGTATTCAGATACCGCTGGCTGTGAAGAATGGATAAAATTTCTAGATCAGATATTCGACCATAACCAAGATTTAATCGACTATGTTCAAACCCTGGTCGGATATTCAATGACCGGCTCAATCAAAGAACAATTGATGATCATACTTTACGGAAATGGTCGAAAAGGTAAGTCGGTATTTCTTGAAACAATCAGTAACATCCTGGGGACTTATGCGAAAACTATCCAAGCTAGCAGTATTATGGTCAAGCAAAATTCCGGTGGTCCTAACTCAGATAACGCCAGACTAGCCGGAGCAAGATTGGTTACATCCAGTGAGCCAAACGAAGGTTTGAGAATGGATGAGGGACTAGTAAAACAATTGACCGGTGGAGATAAAGTTGTAGCACGTCAATTGTATGGTAAGGAATTCGAGTTTGAACCAGAATTTAAGCTATGGTTAGCAACTAACCACAAGCCAATCATTCGTGGGACTG